CCAGATCTACTATTATGGCCTCAAACCCTCTCTCAATCCCAAGGGTTCGCCCTATTCCGACACAATGATCGTCGAGGATCCGACTGCGACCTACGAAGAGATCCTCGGCTACGACAGCGAGAGCGTCAATCGATCAACTTACGTCTCGACCGACGTCCGCGATGCGGTGATGCTGACGCTTCCGAGCCTCGTGCGGTTGTTCGGCGCGACCGAGAACCCGGTCAGCCTTGTCCCCAGGAGCCAGGAAGAGGTCGACGAGGCCGAGCAGGCGACTGATTATGTCAACTATACTTTCTGGAACGACAACCCGGGTTTTCTTATTCTATACGGCGCATTTAAGGACGCTCTCACTGTAAAAACTGGTTTTGTCAAGTGGTGGACCGACGATCACAAGGAAAAGAAGCGTAAGACCTTCCTCAATATTACCCGCGACCAGATCCAGATGGTGCTGGCCGAGGATCCGACCGCGAGGATCATCGATGTTGGCAAGCCACAACGCGCACCCATGGCTGCGCCGCCACCAATCCCGCCCCCTATGGGTCCACCGCCATCTCTATCGCCGCCTTCACCGGGTAATTTACCGCCCGGACCTTCCGTTGGACCCCCTGGTGCGCCTCCGGGTTCGCCGTCAGGACCGATGGCTGGATCGCCTGCGCAACCGGCGCAAGGGGCGGGCCCACCGCTAACGCCGGGGGAACCACCCCCAGCATCAGGCGCGCCAGCGGGACCTCCCCCTGGTCCGATGGCTGGCGCGCCGCCTCCTCAGTTGCCGAGCCTGCCGCCAACCCCGCCGGTGTTTTACAAGCACGTGACCTTCGAGTTCGAGGTCAAGAAGCCGGTGATCAAGATCTCTGGCGTCCCTCCAGAGGAGATGCGGCTCGATCGTTACGCCCGCACGTTTCGAGAGAGCCGCATCGTCGGCCATGAGCGGGTGGTGCCGGTCGATCAGATGATCGCCATGGGCTACGACCGCGAACTCTGCATGCAGTACATCCAGTCGCAGCAGATCCAAGAGTTCACCATGGAGAGCCAGCTCCGCAACCCTGGCAGGTATATGTCGACCCGGGTCGGTGACGGAGTGCTCTATGGCGAATGGTACATCCGGATCGACAAAGACGGCGACGGGGTGCCGGAACTGCGCCACATTTGCACGATGGGCGAAGTCCATGAAATCGTGGTTGACGAAGAGGCCAACCGGATCAAATTCGCCCTCTTCTCCCCGGATCCCATCTCTCACACCATCGTCGGCGACTCGCTGGCCGACTACGTTGAGGACATCCAGAGGATCAAGACCAACATGATGCGCGGGGTGCTCGACTCGCTCGCCGAGTCGATCAACCCCAAGACCGTGATCAACGAGCTGACCGTCACCGTCGATGATGCGCTCAACGACGATCTCGGCGCCGTCATCCGCACCCGCGGCAATCCCAAAGATTCGGTGATGTTCACCAATCTGCCGTTCGTCGGCCAGCAGGCGCTGCCGGTGGTGCAGGCGCTCGACGCGACGCTGGCCAAGCGCACCGGCTTGACCGACGCGGCGCGCGGGCTCGACCCGAAGGCCTTGCAAAGCTCCACCCAGCTCGGCGTCGAGGCGATCATCAACGGCGCGCAGGAACGCATCGAGATGATGGCGCGGATCTTGTGCGAGACCGGCTTCCGCGATCTCTTCTCCGGGCTCTACAACGAGTGCTGCGAGAACCCGAATCAGCAGCGGACGTTGAAGATCCGCGGCAAGTTTGTGCCCTACGACACCGGCACCTTCGACGCCTCGATGGCAGTCGAGGTCAACGCCAACCTCGGCAAGGGCTCGGATTTGGTCAGGATGCTGGCTTTGAACCAGATCAAGCAGGACCAGCAGCTGATCGTCACCACCTACGGGATGAATAATCCGGTGTGCGGCATTCCGGAACTCTTGAACACCATCACCGACATGCTCGCCTTGGCGAACGTGAAGAACGTCGGCCGCTACTTCAAGACCCCGACGCCGCAGCAGATGGCGGCGATCATGAATGCGCCGAAGCAGCCCGACCCGGCGGCGATGCAGGCTCAGGCGATGTTGGAGAAGGTTCGCTCCGAGACCGCCAAGGCGGTCGGCCAGCAGGGCATCGAGCGGCAGAAGATGCAGCTCGAACATCAGTTCAAGCAGCAGGATCTCGCCGAGCGCACCTTCTACGATCAGAACAAGCTGATGATCGAGGGCCGCAAGGTCGACGTCGACCACATCACCAAGCTCGGCGCGCTTGGCAGCCAGCTGATGAAAGATCAGTCCGACAGCGACCAGAACGACGTCGAGAACCAGATCAACATGGCGGGCGCCCAGAACGACGCCGACGCTCAGCGGCAGCAGCATCAGCAGGCGCAGAACGACGCCCAGCTCAAGGCGGCGCAGCTCGCCAGCCAGCATATGCAGAAAATGGCCCAGGTTCATTCGGGCCACGTCCAGGCGATGACCCAGATGGCGGCCCAGCACCATCAGGCGATGACCGGCCACGCGGTGCAGCACGCCAAGACGGTGGTTGGAGCGCTCGCCGGGGTCGACGACAACGAGCACGAATCCCGAGAGAACGCGCTCGATCGGGATCATGACGAGCTGACCACTGCGGCGACGCTGGCCAATCAGCAGCGGGTGGTGAAGATGAGGCCGAGGCCCGCCGCATGACCGAGATGGCGCGCATCTCGCCGGAATTGCGCAAGGCCGACGCCGCCGCCGCCCAGGCTTTGCTCGACGATCGGATCTTCATGAAGGCGATCCTCGATCTTCGCAAGCAGTGGTTCGGCGAGCTGATGAACGAGGAGACGGCGCGCAAGCAGGATATGCTGGTTGCAAAGCTCAAGGCTTTGGAAGACATTCCGCTGCAACTGCAATCCTACGTCAACGCGCAGAAGATGGCGATGAAGAGTGCCTGAGGGTCTCGAACAAGCGAGAGATGCTTTCGCCAAGGAACTGTCGCCCCAGATCGCGCCGCGTGATCAGGCGGGGAGATTCGTCGCCACCGAAGACAAGCCTCAACCGATGTTCGCCACCCGGTCGCTTGAAGGCGATCCGCTGACCGGCGACACCAGTGACGGCGGCGACAACGAGCGGTTGCGCGAGATCGAACAGGAGGTCGCAGATGGCAGGCTTGACGAGAGGCAAGGGCGGCGAGCAGCTCAGGACGTCCAGAACTTACGCCGGACCCCCGCCGACGACCGACACGAGCCGACCGAGACAGAGCAAGGCGACGAGCTGCTCGACGACGAGCCCGTCGATGAAACGCCAGCCGAAGACGACGGTGAAAAATACGAGGTAACCGTCGAGGGCGAGACCCAGCATGTTTCGCTGGTCGAGGCGCTGCGCGGCTATATTCGCGAGGAGACCTTCCATAAGCGTCTGCAGCAAATCAATCAGGAAAAGACCGGGGTCGACGCCGAGGCGCAGCGTCTTCGGCAGAATTGGCAGCACCTGATCAAGGCCCGGCAGGACTACGAGCAGGACATGCAGGCGATGATCCCCGCCGAGCCCAACTGGGATCAGGAATTCGCCCGCGACCCAGGGGCGGCGCACAACCATCAGAAGATTTTCGCGGCTCTCTACAGCAAGCTCGCCCAATCGCGGCAGCAGCGGGCTCAGTACGAGGCTTTCAACGCTCAAGAAGAAGCCCGGCGCGTCGAACGCTACGCTGTCGATGGCTTTTCGAAATTCGTCATGGACAACAAAATCCCTGACGAGGCGACTCTGCAGAAGGAGTTGAAGTCGATGCGGCGGACTGCCGCAGCGGCTGGTTTTACGGAATATGAAGTCGCCACGGTCTATGACCCCAGGATGCTTACCGTCCTGCGCAAGGCGAGCAAGTATGATCGGATGACCGCAGCCACCAGACCAAGGGCTGTGATCCCCGGCAAAGGTCGGACGCTAACTCCAGGCGCGGCTACCCCCCTCAGTGGGAATGCAACCCGGAAGGGCCTCGACGACGCACTTCGCCGACAGGCGAGCAGTGGATCGCTTGACGCGACCACAGAAGTGTTTCGGAGATTGCTCTAACCCCCGGGGAGACCCATGCCCGTCGTAACCAATGCCTTCACCACCTATGCGGCGGTGGGCAACAGAGAAGATTTGTCCAATGCTATCTACAACATAGATCCGTTCGATACGCCGGTGATGAGTGCATCACGGCGTAGGAATGTGAAAAATAGGATCTACGATTGGCAGACGGAATTTCTGCCGCTCGTGGCTCCGACGACCGTGCCGGGCACCGGCGCGCTCGATCCGAACGCCAACGCCCAGCTGGAAGGCTTTTCGCTCGTCAACGCACCAGCGCAGCCGACCATTCGCCTCAATAATTGCACGCAGATCTCACAGCGCAACGCCACCGTTTCCGGTTCGCAGGAAGAATCCGACGCGGCTGGTAAAGGTTCCGAGATGGCGCACCAAATGGCTATGGCCTCTAAGGTGCTCAAGTCGGACATGGAAACTGCGATGTGTGGCCGTCAGGCGCGCAATGACGGCAACAATACTACCCCGACCGCTCGTTCGACTGAGGCGATCTCGCATTGGCTGGCGCGCGCGGTGACGAAGCTTGGCGTAGCGGCGGGCGCGGTGGCGCCCGGGACCGTCGTTACTGGCCTGCCGACGACCCAGACCGGGTTGTTCCCGACGCCAGCAACGCCGGTGCAGTTGACAGAACAGATGTTGGGAGACGCTATGCAATTAGCGTATACCAATGGTGCTTCACCGACACTCTGGGTTGTGCCCCCCGGGCCTAAGCGTACAGTTTCGACTTTTATTGGTCGATCGACTACGCAAGTGCTTGTCGGGAAGACGGAGGTGGTCAGCACGGTCGATGTGCTGGCGACCGACTTCGGGCGCGTCAAATGCATCCCGTCGCGCTGGACGCCTCCTGACGTTGGGCTTCTGCTCGATCCGGACTATGTCGCGGTCAGCTTCTTCCGAGCTTTCAGGCAATACTTGATGGCGCGGACTGGCGACGCCGAGACCAGGATGATCATCGTCGAGTGGGGCGTCGAGATGCGCAACAGCCTCGCTCACATCTTGTTTAACGGCATCACTGCGTAAGTGGGCGAGCGTAAGCGGCGCTATTACGCGCAAGACGGGGTCGCCCGGACGGTCATCTATGATCCGGACGATCCCAATCGATTTACGATCCAGACGACGTCGGACATCGAGCCGATTCTCGAAGGGATCAAGCGCGATCGCGAGACCATGCGGCACGGCTACAACAAGAAGGTTGCGACCCTGCCGCTATTCATCGTCGAGGACCTGATCCACCGCGGGATTTACTACGACGAAGACGCCTTCAAGAAGTGGCTCAACGGTCCAGAGGCGACGCCCTGGCGGGTTTGGAGAGGACAAGTCTGATGGCGCGGCTAGGCGGAAACACCAAAAAGACGGGCTCTTTTCACGGCAAATCAAACGCCCTCGGGCACGGCGGCCGAGCAGCTCAGCTCAAAGCCAAGGGCGTGCCGGGCGCTGTCATTGGCGCGATCGCGCGTGAGAAAGGCGCTGCGCCTGGGCAGAAGAACTTCCACGGGAAAAAGTGAATGCCCTACGATCGCAAGGTCTTCTTTGACGGGGTGCGAGCCAGCCTGTTTCGCGGCACGCTGACCCAGGATCAGGTCGACGGGATGAATTACCTCCTGGAGACCTGGGAGCGCCACTTCGAGCAGGGTAATCCGCGCGACGGCACCAACTGGCTGGCCTATTGCCTCGCTACCTTCTTTCACGAGACCGCCGAGCGGATGCAGCCGATCGAGGAATACGGCAAGGGCGCGGGCCACTCCTATGGCCAGCCGACTGGACCCTACAATCAGAAGTACTACGGACGCGGTCATGTTCAACTCACTTGGGAGGCCAACTATAAGAACGCTGAAAAGTATTTGAAGGAGAGATACAATGTTACTCATACTATCCACAAAGAACCGCACAAGATGCTTGGGAGTGAGGTTTCAGCGTTGGTGTCTTACGATGGGATGGTATACGGATGGTTCACCGGAGTTGGACTGTCAAAGTATTTTAATGGCACTACCGAAGATCCGGTTAACGCTCGGAAGATTGTCAACGGGCTCGACCGGGCCGACTTGATCGCCGGGTATTACAGAAAATTCAAGGCGGCGCTGAGAAAAACATGACCCTCGCCGATCTCGTCATCCCCCCTCCGACCCCGAAGCTCAGCGACTATCCGGTCGCGATGACGGTTTGCGGCGAGGTGATCGCGGTGGCGATTTTGGTGTTCATGGCGGCGCGGTTCGATCCGAGCGGCGGCGTCCTGACGATTTCGCTCCTGGTGGTGCTGGCGTTCATCAGCGCCGTCGTGTTCAGCCTGTTTTTCACCATCCCGAACGATGAGATCACGGCCGCGGTGGCGGGAGGGCTGGTGGCGGCGTTCGGCGCGGTCATCGCCTATTGGCTCGGTCGGCCCAGGGAGCCTCCAAAATGAGCCCGCTCGGCATCGTTCTGATCATCGTGCTCGTCCTGGTGCTGTTCGGCGGCGTTGGAGGCCCGCGCTTCGGCGCGCCCTGGCAGTACGGCTATGGCTATGGGACCGGCGGCGTCGGGGTGATCGGCACGCTGCTCGTCATTCTCGTGATTCTCTGGCTGCTCGGGGTGCTGCGATGAGCGACTACGACACTCTTTGCGCTGCGATCGCCGAATGGGCCAACCGCGCTGACTGGAGCCCGACGCTCCTCGCCCAGTTCGTCGCCATGGCTGAACAAAAATTTAACGCTGAGCTTCGGGTAGATAGGATGATCACCCAGGCGTCGAACGTCGTCACCCTGCGCTGCGCTGAATTGCCGGACGATTGGCTGGAGATGGAATTCGTCGCGGTCGCCAACGGCAACACCCCGAACGGCTGGATGCCGATCCGCTACAAGGCGCGCGATCAATTCTTCCATCAGCCTGACAAATTGACCTACGGCTTTTATACGCTCGAAGGTCGGATGATTACCTTCGGCGGCCCGCCGGACGACGTCGAGGGGGTGCCTTATCAGATCTGGTATTTCCAGGAGGTGCCAGCGATGGCGACCACCGGCAGCTCCTGGGTCTACACCAAATATCCGCGGCTTTATCTCATGGCTGCGTTGATGAATGCGGATCTGCATGCTCAGGGCGAGGAGCAGGTAGCGCTGCTGATTGGCGCCCAGGTCGATCAGATGATCGGCAAATTGAACGATAACTATCGGCTATCGAAGGCGAGCGGCTCGCGCCTCAAGCGGACGCGCATCAGGACGTCAACTTTCGGGTGAGGATCATGTGGAAATTGGCTTTTTTGCTCATTCTGGGCGCGACGCCCGCGTGGGGTCAGGCGCGGGTGGTCGCCGCCTGCGGCTCTGCGAACTATAGCGCCTCGATCGGCACGCTGCAGAACCTGACCATGAACACCTCGGGCTATCTGTGCGCGACCACCACCGCGACGGTGGTGGAGAAGGGCGCGCCGCAGCGCCAGCAGCAAGAGCAAGAGGAACCGCGGAAGTGAAGCGGCTTCTCCTCGCGCTCCTGCTGTCGACGTCGGCCGCGGCGCACGCGCAGAGCCTGTCGAAGGCGCTGGTGGTGCCGACATGCACGCCTGGGCGCGAGCTGGAGCAGGCTGGTCCGGGTCTTCAGCAACTGACCCAGGATACGCAAGGACGGCTTTGCGCCGCGGCGACCAATGCAGGCAGCACCAATATGGTGACGCCGCTGATGGTCAATACCAGTACGCCCAACAATACGACGACTACTGGTCAAAATCCGTTTGGTTCCAATTGGAACTCGATGGCGTTAAGGGCGTCTCCAACTCCAATTCCAGGGACTATTTCCAATATTACAGCGGTTTCTCAAAATGTCATTGCGACTGGATATTGGACTTTTATTTTCAATGTAGCTGGGGTATCGACACCGCTACGATGCAGCATTGGTCAAGGTGGTACTAATCTTGGTACGACGACGCGATGTTCTGACACAACAGATACTGTTGATGCATATGCTGGGGATTTGATTGGCTATCAAGCTTTGCCCACCGGCACTCCAACGACAACTGGGAGTTTGAGCCTTTCGGCGTTGTTTACCAGTCTCAATGGCCAGGAAAGTTTGATCGGTAACGCTACCAATAATTTTATCCCAACGACGGTGATTGGTTTTCTTGGCCCAAGTACGCTTGCGGTGAATAATGTCACCACAACGCCAGCGGTGGCTGAAGCGCTTGCGTCAGCGATTATGCCTGCTGACGGCATTTTGGATCATTTATACGTTTCGGTCCCTTATGCTCTTCCAGCAACTGCGAGCGTTCAATTTACTGTCTTCAAAAATGGTGTTGCCACTAGCATTACGACGACTTGCTCTGCTCCAAATACGGCGTTGCAATGCACTGATTTAACCCATTCTTTGAGCGTTTCAGTAGGAGACACTATTTCCCTTGAGATTTGTGCGAGCAACGTTGCTGGATGCCCGGCTGGGGCAGTGACCGGCAACGTCACCATGAGCTATTCGCTGCGGTGGCAGCCCACTGTGCTGCATCAAGCGGTGTTGTTCAATACGCTTAATGGGATTGGCACTTTAGCCCAAAATTATTATCTTGCGGTATCTAGCAGCGTTGGGACAGCTGTAACTGAGTCAACCTATCAAAACGTCGCGCCAGCCAATATTACGCTGGGCAATCTTCTTGCTGCTGTGTGCCCAGGTCCAGGTCCTCAATATTCGAAGTCGTTCACACTGCGCAGCAATGGTGCTAGCCAAGTTCCAACCGTGACAATTCCTATAGGATCAGTGGCTTGTCCGACTTTGACAGTTGAGCAGGATACGGTCGATACTTATGATGTTCCGGCTAATGCGTTGATCAATTATTTTATGTTGAGCACCGGCACGGGCGCTACTGCAACCAACCAAAAAGTCTCGATGACGGCGACGGTGCCGTGACCGACGCCTGGACCCCAGGGCCTGCGCCGTCGAACGGCTGGACCCCGGGGCCTCCTCCTGCGCCCGCGCCGCCGATCGCGCCCGAGCTGCCCCTGGCCGACCAATGGAATCCGGAGGCCGGGTGCCTGTCGTCCGGCTGCACCCTCTCGGTGGTCGGCAACATCATCCTGAATTGCGCCGAGGGCGCCAGCATCAGCTACGCCGCCAACGGCGCTCTGGTGTGGTCGCTGGCGCTCAACGACGGCTCCGACAACGTCGCGCTGCAGCAATGGGCGGGCGGCGAGCTGGTGTCGACGCCTCTCGAAGTCTCGAACACGGACGGCAGCGTCTGGTTCAACACCCCGGTGACGCTCGCTGCGGATCCGACGACGGCGATGGGGGCGGCGACCAAGGATTACGTCGATAACCACAGCGGCGGCATCCCTGAAGCGCCGATGGATAACTACCCCTACGCCCGGTACATGGCGGGGTGGGAGCGATTGCCGCAGACCTACATTCCCGAAGCGCCGGGCGGCCAGATCTTCGCTCGCTTCAATGCGACCTGGACGCCGTTGCCGATTCAGGATGACGCGCCGGGCGACGGCAGCACCTATGGGCGCTCGAACGGCGCTTGGAATCAGGCTCTGGCGATCACTGGCGGCACCGTCACCGGGAGCCTGACGGTCAATCAGGTCCTCACCGTGCAGGGCTCCAACAGTCTCGTGCTCAACGCGCCGGTGACCGGCGGCAGTCAGCGCGCCATCCTCGGGATGGCCTCCAACATTACTCGCTGGCAGTTGATGCTGGGCGACGGGACAGCTGAAGGCGCGAACAACGCCGGGGCGAATTTTAGCTTGTCGGCTTATGGCGTCGCTGGGGCGTTTCTCGGCAATTGGCTGACCATCACGCGCGCCACCGGCGCTGCTGTTTTCGGGGGTCCGGTCACCGCGAACGCCGGGCTGGCGGTCAACGGCTCTCTGGCGGTGCCGGGGCCCGGGAATTTCATTCTTCTCGGTGGGAATCCAGGGGATTTTTTGCAGACCAATGGTTTGGGCGTGCTGGCCTGGGCCCCGTCTGCGGGCGGTGGAGGCGGCATCCCCGACGCGCCCGCCGACAGCCGCAATTATGCTCGATTTAACAATACCTGGGCGGCGATCGCCGGTTTCCCCGAGGCTCCGGCCGATGGGCAGCTTTATGGCCGTCAGAGTTTGGGCTGGGCGGTCATTCCGGGTGGGGGCGGCGGGATCGCGGACGCGCCGAACGACGGGACTTCCTACGCGCGCAAGAGCGCCGCGTGGGCGCATTTGACCCACAACGACATCACCGATTGGGCGGCGACGCTTGCCTCGTACGCGACCACGGCGCAGCTCGCGGCTTACGTGCCGCTGGCGGGCGGGGCGATGACGGGCACGCTCTACCTCCCGTACGATCCGATCGTCCCGCTCGGGGCGGCGACTAAGCAGTACGTCGATGCTCACGCGGGCGGTATCGGCGAGGCTCCGACCGATGGCCAGCTTTACAGCCGCCAGAGCAGCGCCTGGACGCCAACGGTGGTCCCGCTCGGCGACAACCGCATTATCAACGGCGACATGCGGGTCGACCAAAGAAACAACGGCGCGGCTGGAACAGGGATAGGCGTCTTTACGGTTGATCGTTGGTTTTTTGGAACTAATGTTGCTGGCAATATATTGAACTGGGGGAGAAATTACAATGGAGGATCAAATACGGCGCAGTTTGTTGCTGCAGGGTTTCCTTATAATTTGGGATTTCAGGTTTTCCAGGCGCGCACTTTAGCTGCAGCGGATTATTTCGCGCTTTATCAGCCAATTGAAGCTGATATGGTCGGTGACTTTGCTTGGGGAACAACTAATGCACGGCCGGTGACTTTGTCATTCTGGGTGCTATCAAATCAAATTGGATTATTTAGCGGATCAATTCGTAACTATGCTGGAACGCGCTCGTATCCGTTCACTTTCAATATTCCGACCGGGGGAGTGGCGACGAGGATTGTCGTCAATATTCCCGGCGACACCACCGGGACCTGGGTAATGAGCGGCCCCGGCGGCGCGCTTCACGTGCTGTTCGACCTCGGTTCGGGCGCGAATTTTCGCGGAGCGGCGGGCGTGTGGACGACAGGCAATCTTGTCGGTGTGACCGGAGCGGTCAGTTTGGTGGCGACGATCGGCCTGATCTTCAGCATCAGTGGGATCAAGCTGGAGGTCGGTAGCGTCGCCACGCCCTTCAATCGGCAGTCGATGGCCAAGACCTTGGCTGATTGTCAGCGGTATTATCAGAGCTTTTCTCATACATTTAATTGTTGGCAGGGAGCTGGCGCGTTTTTTTATGGAGCAGAGACCTATCCACAAGTTATGCGTGCCTCTCCAACCGCAGCAGTTTCTGGTCAATCATACACAAATTCATCTGCTTATACTGTATCAAATTTGGCTACAAATAATTTTTTGGCATATGCAACGGCGACTGCTCTTGGTTATGCTTATGCGAGTGCAGTTGTAGCTTTAACCGCGGAGATTTGATCATGGCTTATACGCTCACCGCTGATCCAAACACCATTGTCCGCGATGAAGATGGTGCGTTCATCCCGTTCGACGAGGATAACGTCGACTACCAGGAATATCTGTGGTGGCTCGAACAAGGCAACGAGCCAGCCGCCTACGTGCGCCCGGAGGCTCCCCTTGGCTGAAAGCTTAACGCCAAACTACGGTTGGGTTCTGCCACAAGTCGGAGGCGATCCGACCACCTGGGGCGCGACGCTCAACGCAACCGTCAATCTGATCGACGCCCAGGTCTTCGCCAACGAGACCGCGGCTGCGGGGAACGCGGCGCCGATTGGCTCGGTGACGATGTTCGTCGGCGCGACGCCGCCGACCAACTGGCTTCTCTGCGACGGCACGGTTTACCAGAACAGCGCCATTCCGCTGCTCGCGCCGCTCCTCAACAATGCGTTCAACGCGGGTACGGCCGCGGTCGCGGGCACGTCGAGCGCGGTGCCGAATCTGCAAGGGAAGTTTCCGATTGGAGCCACGGTTCCGAGCGGCAACATCGGCGCGACTGGGGGCGAGACGACTCACACCTTGGTCGCGGCCGAGATGCCGGTTCACACCCACGCTGTTTACGACCCCCAGCATATTCACGGCGTCGCCGCCTACACCCACAGCCACGGCGTCAGCGATCCGACTCACGTCCACACCGTTTCGCAGGATGCGCACGTGCATGGCACGAACCTGATGCGGTTCGTGGGCTCGGGCGCTTCCTATGGCGTCACCAATGCGCCGGGCAACGTTTCCGCTGGCAACAGCGACGGCGCGAGCGCCAACAACGTCTATATCGCGGGCGCAGCGACCGGCATCCAGATCCAGGCCAACGTGACCGGCATTCCGAACACTGAGTATGCTGCAACCAGCATATCCAACTATAACACCGGCGGCGGTGGCGCTCACAACAATATGCCGCCCTACATCTCCCTCGCTTTCATTATCAGATACCAATGAGCAGTCAGTTCAAACCGCTTGAGATTCCGCCCGGGGTGGTCGCGCTGCCGACCAAGCAGATGCGTTCGTCCAACTGGGCGGAAGTCAATTTGATGCGCTGGGTCGAGGGCCAATTGACGCCAATCGGCGGGCAGGCGCAGTACAATTATGCTTTCGCTACCCGCTGCAAGGTGATCCACGACTGGTACGATTTGAGCAGTGTGCATTACATCGCTTATTTGTGCGAAGCCAATCTCTATGTCGATGTCGGCGGCCAGCTCTACGACATTTCGCCGGTTCCTCCGCTGACCCCGCCCGCCTCGTTCGGCGAGGGCGGTTACGGCGAGGGCAATTACTCTGACGGCACCTACGGCACGCCGCGCGACGTCTCGACCATCCAGGCGATGAACGAGATGCCGAGCGCTTGGAGCCTCGACAATTTCGGTCAGATCCTGCTGGCGATGACCTCGCCGGACGGGCGTCTGCTGCAATGGGATCCGACCCAGGGCTCGCCCGGTCTGGTGGCGAGCGTCGAGGCCTATACGCCCTGGGGCACCAATCAAAATACGATTCAGATGCTCGCCCTTAATCCGGGCTCCGTCGTTCCGGGCATGGCGGTCTACAACCAGACGACCGGGCGTCCGGTGGGGACAGTCGAAACTTATCCGAGCGATAGTCCTACGCTGACTTTGACCGCCAACGCGCTCAATCCGGGCTCAGCCAACGACCTGCTTGGATTCGGCAACATCGCCACCCTGGTTGAGCCCAATGCGGGCCGCGGTCCGGTCCCGCAGGGTCGCCTATTCGTTGTTACACAAGAACGTTTTGTGATGATGTTCGGGACCGAGGGCGACGGCACCGTGGGAGGCGGGTCGTTCAGAAGGTTCGCGTGGTGCGACCAGGAAAATTTTCAGGCCTGGGACTATGGCAACGTCGTCAGCCAAGCAGGCTTTCTCGACATCGAGCCAGCCTCGCCGATCGTCACCGCCAAGGCGACGCCGCTCGGCGTGCTCTTCTGGACCGGCGTCAGCGCCTACATCAGCACGTTTTCCGGTCTCCCCTATATCTACAATTACGTGGAGATTTCGAAGAACGACACCCCCTGGTCGCCGTGCAGCGTCGTCTCGACCACGATCATGACGCTCTGGTTCTCCAAGCAGGGACTGTTCTCGTACAACGGCGCGTGGGTGGCGCCGATCCCGTGCAAGGTGCGGCCCTGGGTCGATGACGACATTGACCTCCTCAACGTGCGCGAGCAGGCCTGTGCGGTCCACGTCGCTGATTTTAACGAATTCTGGTGGTTCTTCCCGCAGGGTCCAGCCACCAACGCCTCGGGCGAGGGTTACAACACCCGATGCATAATCTACAACTATAAAGAGGGATGGTGGTCGATGGGGCAGATGTCCCGCTCGGCGGGCATCCGCGCCGCCTATACCGTCAACACCATCATGGCCGATGGGACGCTGGCCTACGAGCACGAGGCGAGCAACGTCTATCCCGCCAACGTGCCGCTGCCATGGGCCGAGACCTTCGACCTCAATCTCAATTCTGGAGCCAAGCTGACCACGCTGAAGCAGCTCCAGCCCGACGTCAGCGGTGACGTCCTCAATCTGCTTTACAGCCTGTTCTACAAGACCAGCCGGTCGGTGATGCCGGACGCCAACGGTAACGCGACCCCGGTGATCGAGCTGCAGACCGCGCCGCAGCCGGTCCGTCCGAACGGCTACGTCGACCTGCGCACCACCGGGCGCGACATGCGGCTGCGAATCGCGCTCGCGGGCCCGGCGGTCAATCCGGTGACGGTCGGCCAGCACCTCGTTGATTCGGCGCCGAGAGGAGATCGCTGATGTCGTCCGTTCCCACCCCGCCACAGCCACAGCCGCCGCCGCCGGTCCCCAGCGATCCTTCGCTCGGCGTCTCGCTCAGCAATTACCTCAATCAGTTCTCGCTGTGGTGCCGCCGCGGCTTCGCCGCCAAGATGAACGCCAATGTCGCGCTCGATGGCGTGCTGTTCCAAGCCTACAACCCTCCAGCCGGGGCGCAGCCGACAGTCTGGATGCTGCAGGTCAATCAGGGCGGCAACTTCGTCATCACCCAGGTGGCGCTCGGCACCGGGCAGATCGGGAACCGGCCGCCATGACCCATGTCTATGAGCGCCATCTCGCCCGCGCGCTCGATCGGATGGGCGGCATCTACGGGCTCGACGACATCCTCGCGGCGATTCCCGAGGGGCGTTTTCAGAGCTTCGCCGAGGGCGATTCCTGGGCGCTGACCAAGATCGCGGATTTCCCGAAAAAGCGGCTGCTGGAGATCCTGGTGGCGCTCGGCGACCTCGAAGCCTGCCGGACGCTGCATGACCGAGTTCTACAATACGCGGAACGTAATGACGTCGATCTGGTGCAAGCTTATGGTCGGCGCGGGTGGCTGCGTGATGCGAGGACGCACGGCTGGAAGATCAAGACCACGGCGTATCTCTATCAGCGGGAGCTGTAGATGAGCGGCTCGACAGACACCACCTCGAACACCAATACTTCCTCGGAATCGGTCAACCAGATCCCGCAGTGGGTGCAAAACGCCGGTCAGGCCAATTATGGCCTCGCTCAGCAAGTCGCTTCCCAACCGCTGCAGCAATACCAGGGCCAGATGGTCGCCGATGTCGCGCCTCAAACCCAGCAGGCGTGGAACATGGCGGCCAACAGCGGCTCGGTCGGCCAGCCCGCGCAGAACGCCGCCCAGGCGGGCTACCTCAACACGATGGCCCAGGCCCCGGGGCAGATCAACCCGGCGCAGCTATCAAGTACCAATTTAAGCCCGTATATGAATCCCTACACCCAGTCGGTTATCAACAGCACCATTCCGTTGATGCAGCAGTCGAACGCGCTGCAACAAAATCAGGTTCAGGACCAAGCCGCGTCCGCCAACGCCTTCGGCGGCTCGCGCCAGGGGATCCAGCAAGGCGTCGCCCAGGCGCAAGGCGCTCTGAATATTGGTCAGATGGCGGCCGGGCTCAATCAAGCCAACTTCGGGCAGGCCCAGACGGCGGCTCAGTCCGACGTTGCGGCGCAGAACACCGCGGCGGCGCAGAACCAAGCGGCCGGGCTCAGCCAGGAAGGGCTGGTCAATCAGGCGGCGCAGGGGCTTGGCAATCTCGGCAGCCAGCAGATGCAGAACAACCTCGCCAATTTCGGCATGCTGAGCGCGGCCGGGGGTCAGCAGCAACAGCAGCAGCAAAACGACATCAACGCCCAGATGGCCAAATTCCAGCAGGCGTTCTCCTACCCGCAGAGCCAGCTCGGGATCATGGAATCCTCGCTCGGGATGACGCCTTACAACACTGCGACTTCAGGCTCATCGGCGTCAAGCACCGACACCCAGCAGACCCAATCGAATCCGTTCGGCGCCGCGACCTCGGGCATGCAGATGCTCGGTTCGCTGTTCAGCGGCGGCGCAGCCAGCCCGATGGCTGGGCTCACGAGCTTCCTCGGCGGCTCCGATCGCAGGCTCAAGACCGACATCAAGAAGGTCGGCAGGCATCCAGCAGGCGTCGGCATCTACTCCTATCGATACAAGGGTGACCCAAAGACGTACCCCAAGGTCGTGGGCCCGATGGCCGAGGACGTGATGAAGATCGCGCCCCACGCGGTCCGGCCGATGACCACCAAGGGTCATCTCGCTGTCCATATGCCGACCCTCGACGCGCTCTCGACGCCGCCGTCTTCGCCCGGCGTCGCCAAGGCGATCGGCATGCTCGGCCGCGGGACGCCGGGCAAGCTGTCGCCGAACGCCACCCCGCCGACGCAGCCGATCGGCGTCGGCCGAGGCGCGCTGGCGCGCGCGCCGACCCGGCGGATCAACGCCCCCATCGTTGGAGCCCTCGGTGCCTAACGATCCGTGGCTCAGCGATCCGGCGAACGCCGGTGGGATCCCGCCCTGGTGGACTGTCGGTTCGCCGGGCGCTGCTGCTTCGACGCCGTCCGGCGCGCCGAGCCCCGGCACGACGCCGACGACGGGCACCACGCTGAACTCGCTGCCCCCGGCGCAGGCGACCAACGCAGCTCCGACCAGCGGGCTCATGCCGTCGATGATGGGGATGCCGGGCATGCCGATGGACGAGGGTCAGCGCGACGCGATGATCCGAACGATCCACGGCGAGGCCAGCGCCGATCCAACCGAGCGCGCCGCGATCGCCCACGTGGTGATGAACCGGATGGCGGCGGGAGGCTTCGGCGACACCCCGGCGTCAGTGGTCACCCAGTCGGCGGGCGCGCCCGGCTACCATCAGTTCTCGACCTGGAACGATCCGTCGAAGCAGGGCGACCAGAGCGCCAATTTTACGACCAAGGATCCGGATTACGCCAAGATCGGCGCGATCGTCGACGGAGTGCAGAGCGGAGCCATTCCTGATCCGAGTCATGGCGCGACGTACTATTACGGGCCGCAGAGCATGCCGGGCCGTCGCGCGCCGCCGTGGGCTCCCGGGCTGGTCAAGCAGGGGTTCACTCCAACTTCGATCGGCGCTCAGATTTTCTACAAGCCTCCAACCGTGATGGGAGCGCTCGGTGGCTGATTATGCTGGCGAGACCAGCTACGCGGATTTCCGCAAGAAGATCGACTCGGGAGCGTCCGACGCGCCGGGGACGACTTACAATCCGGCCACAGGGGTCTCGCTCGCCAGCAAGCCTGCGCCGGTGGTTTCTGTGAGCGCGACGCCTCCCGCAGCCACAACTTTTCCGACCGATCGTCGTCAGACCACGCCGCAGCAGCGAGCTGATTTCTATCGCCAGTACATCCAGCAAAAATACCCCGGCATGGATCCGAACGTCGCCATCGGCATCGCCAAGGCCGAAGGGCTGATGGTGCCGGGCCTCGGGCCTTCTAACACCGACATCTATCGAAGCGGTCCTCAGACCGGCCAGCCCTATAGCTGGGGCGACTTCCAGATGAACGTGAGGAACGGTCTCGGCCTGACCGCCCAGCAGGCCGGGTTCGATCCGCTCAACCCCAACCAGTGGCAGGACGTCGGCAAGTTCGCCATCGACACGATGTACG